CACCGCGCAGGTAGGCACCGCTCAGGTTGGCACCGCGCAGGTAGGCATCGCGCAGGTAGGCACCGCTCAGGTTGGCACCGCGCAGGTTGGCATCATTTTTAATTCCCCACTTGACTGCCAATCCAATATTAATTGAACTCAAACCACTATCTTCAATTTCTGCTGTAAATTGAACTTCGCTAGTGAATCTGTTTTTAATTTCAAATTTCATTTCCTTCTCCCTAATTGTTGGTTATTTGAGCTTAAATTCTTTAGCCTCTATCGGCTTCCCGCAGAATGGGCAAAAATTGAACGCTGTTGGCCTTGCTTCCGCTATCATTCTGAATACACTCCTACCAAGACAGCCGACAATCCATCTTCCATCAAACCCCTGCACCCAATTACATTTTTCATTTTCCATGAACACACCCTAGTTAATTGATTGGCGACAGTACAATGAAAGATTTTTCTACCAGCATAATTATTATTTATGCCAATTAATATAATCCAGAATGTTTTGATATGTGTTTATATTTTGCTCAAAGAATTCCTCTGTATAATTCAGCTTAATCCTATTAGCCAGCCTTGAAATTACATTGATGTTCCCTTTTACGTATCCTTTTTTCGGTATTACCCGATCCAGCTCAGCGCTATTATCATGCCTATTTTTTTGTCCTAGACCAGGCCTCCTTTTGTAATCCAGTAAAACGCCTAATATTGGGCAATGTGTTGGCTCAGGGACATCAAGATGGGTTATTTCAAAAGGTATATTTTTCTTTTTTGCTCTTTGTCTTGCAGCCCCCAAAGCCATCGCCTTCCATATATATGGAGTGTCTTTTCTTTGTATAGAAAAACCTAACTCATAGTTTTTCTGGTAAATAGTCCCTACCGGCCTGTCCATAATTCTTGCTATCTCATACCCAGGAATAAATTGATCTGTTAATTCACGCAGCTTTTCCGTTTCGGAAGCCGTCCAATATGTATTTTTTCTGGGGCCGCCCTTTCTACCCAACTGTCCATTTACTTTTCTTCGTAATTGAGTATTTAGCGTGCAGCATTTCTTGCATTGCCAAGCCAACCCGTCGGGTGATCTCTTGCGCTTATAGAATTCTTGCTCCGGCTTTTCTTTTTTACATTGAGAGCATGTTTTTATCAGAATAACCATCCTTATCCAACCAACCCACCAGCAATCACACGCATCATTTCATTTTCTTGGCGGTAGGTGAAAGGCCGAAATTCTTCTTTTTCAATGTCTTTGTAACGCTTCAGGAAGCCTTTCAGAGTTTTGTACACATCAAGCCTCACGTTGATAGAGATATGCCCGTTTACAGGCTCACCGGCGCTCAAGTGTGAATCTGTGAATACATTCAACCTGCCTACTGAGTTCTGCCAGCATCTAAAAGATCGCGCTCCGATTAATTGAGATTTGGTTTTGCCTTCCCGCTTAAATAAATCATCGTGGTTTGTGTTGTTCATGGCACTTTCCTTTTGTGTATATGCGACTAATGAGGCCTTTAGGGATGCCCCTTGATTAATACATTCAAATTACGTGCAGCAAGTAACCTATTATCCACAACCATCAGCAATCCATGCAATCAGGTCTGAAACCCCAAATATCCCATAAAATGGTTTTATACGCCCCGGCCTCATAGGGCGAGTTACTTGTCGTATTCTATTCAGCTACACGGATTCGCTCCGTCATTGGGATGCCCGACAGCGGAAAGGTTTTAATTTGGGGGAGTTTTGCTACAATGCGTTTAACGCGACTGGCCCACCATGCCTTTCGAGTCCAGGGAGCTTGTAACTCGCCTGAACGTGGTAAAAAGACTAGGCCTTGCTGACCAGATTAGCAAGGCCTTTTTTATGCCTGCTCCATTCAATCTCTTTATGCGCCCATTAAAACTCGGTATTGGAAATATCAATCACCTGGCTCTATCTTGTCTCTATGGAAAACACAAACCCTTGCGGCAAATGCGACCACTTTCGAAGAGTGGATAAATTCTTGACGATCTGCTGGGCCAAAAGAGGTTGTTTCGCTGTTTTGGATATATCGGTTATTAAGCGGTGCGAATCTTTCAAACCTGTAACCAAAAGGAAGGGTGAATAAAATGAATTGGTGGCAATGGTTAATTCTTGGATTGATTATTTTTAATGCTTTGGTGGTCGCTGTGCTTATGTGGCGTTCACCGGGGAATGATGTTGACGCTCAGGATGAGCATGATAAACACAGGGGCATCTGATGGTTGATCCAATTGTACAAGCAGAAAACAACTACCAAACTCAAGAAGACGCACAGGCTGCGCTTGATGAGCGTATCGACCAAGCCACTGCCCAAGCATTAACCGAGCTAACCCCTGTAGAGCTATTAAACGCGCTCTCAGAGGTAGATATAGATGCTATTGGGGCCGGTACTTTTGAAGCTGGAAGTGCAGAGGACTTATTTAGTGACTTGTTGTTCTCTATTCGTCAATCAGGCGGGGAGACCAAAGGCACGGCCCTCCAGTTATTTATTGGTAAACGAGTGATTGAGCTTGTATTCAAAAACCACCGAGAGCATGAAATCGAACCTTTTATTGATGATTAACAAACATGCTACTGGAGCTGATCACCAGTAATAGCCAAGTAAATGCAGGTGTCGGCGGCCTGCCATGTTTTTAAGTTTATGGAGAGAAACAATGAGTGAAAAGACACATTACAGAAAAGCGTTCAATTCGCCGTACTTGAGCAGCGCGGATATTGTGGAACCGACTGTTTTAACGATTAAGCATGTATTGCTTGAGCCCGATCAGACAAAAAAAACAAAGGATAGTTTTAATACTGCCTATTTTGTTGAAAGCGAGCTCCGGCCAGGTGAGCGGCTAAAACCGATGATTCTCAATGCCCATAACTCCAAGGTTATGAAAAACATGATTGGCTCAGCCTTCATTGATGACTGGAACAATACCCCCGTGACGGTCTATGTTGACTCTAACGTGCGATTTGGACGAGATACCGTGGAAGGGTTGCGGTTAAGCACAGAGCCACCAAACGTCCGTAGAAAGCTTGTGAGCGGATCTGTTCAGTGGACTAATGCTGTTGCAGCTTTTAAGCGAGATGGCAATCTGGATGCTGTGAAGGCCCGTGTTGACGTTGATCCAGCCGATGAGAAACTAATTGAGGCGGAAGCCAATGCATTGGTATGACATTGAGCAGAACACCGATTTATGGCTTGATATTAGGCCCGGCAAACTGACAGGCTCGGCAATTGCTAAAGTCATGGCTAATTATGGCAAGGCTTTTGGCGAGCCTGCAAAGAAATTAGCTTCGATTATTGCTTGCGAGCAAGTTACTGGACAGCGTAACCAGATCGACAGCTATTCAAACGAGCAGATGGAGCGTGGCCATATCCAGGAACCACTAGCCCGCGCCTTGTATGAGGATACATATTTTGTCGATGTGACAAATGGCGGCTTTTATGATTGCGGCAGGCTTGGGTTTTCGCCAGATGGTAGAGTCGGAAATGATGGGTTAATAGAGATTAAATCAGTAATCATCCCCGCCCACGCTTCCACAATAAAACGCGGCGGCATTGACCCTACCTATAAATGGCAGGTTTACTTTAATCTGGCAAACTCAGAAAGAGATTGGATTGATTTCGTAAGCTATTGCGATGACTTCCCAATTCAAACCCGGCTATTCACGCACAGAATTTGCAGGAGCGATATCGTTGAAGAAGAAAAGATGATGGATAGTCGAATAAATGAATTTTTTGAATTAGTTGAAAGTTTTAAATCAATAGTGAATGGCGGATAGCGTGGCTGAAATAGCGATAAGCAAAACCTATAAGCTACGCGCCCCCGATAATGTCAGCAGGCATGCTATTTACTTCACCATCGTGGGGGACAGAGGGCCAGAACGATTCTTTGTTAATTCAAAGGAGATGGAAAGCTTCCAATGGATCATTGCTTTAATGACCTCATATTCCAGACAGATCGGCGCAGGTGTCCATGTAAATGAAATCATCAGGGATATGAAGGGTACTTTTGACCCAAATGGCGCTTACTTTATTCCAGACGGTTCAGGCAGAGAAGTGAACAGCTTGGTTCATCACTTAGGTTTGATTTTAGAGGAGCATACAAGATGATTATTTCCACAACACTGGCACTATTATTCGGAGCATGGTTAATCTTTAAGGGTGCGCGTCACGCTTACCGTGAACGGGGAAAGGCGCAATGGCTAAAGGTTCCCGGTAAATTTCCTCTTCGCGGGAAACGTAAACCGATGGCCATACCCGCTGACCGGCGTGGGGATAGGATGCTTTGGTGGTTGAGGTAGAGACATGAAAACAATTGTTGCTTTATGGAAAGGCTATTGGCTTAGCTGGTATTGGTCTGGGAAGTATTGGTATGTAACAGCAATTAATAGGAAGACAGGTGGCAGACTTAGACAGAGTACGCCAGTTGGTAGCGGCAAAACGAGAGATAGCGCCTTTGAAGATTTCAGTATCTTATTGGACGTATAACACCCCATTAGTAGGCGTATAGGAGAGAAGGCATGAAGGCAGACGATTTAGTAAATGAAACAATGGGAAAAGCACAAACGCTTGACGCTGACCAGTTAGATCCGTTTTTTACAAATATGGCAATAATATCGGTGGCTACGTTGAGAGGAATACATGGGGATCAATTTATAGCTGATTTTTTAACTGCTGCCCTTAGTGATGAAAACCCGATAAAGATCGAAGCACATTTAAGACAGTAACACACCACTTAACATACGGAATGGTGATTTATGACAAGAGAAGAATTTAATAATTATTCATTTGGCGCTGGAACAAAGTTCAAGTATGAGGGGCGCGCGCTCCTGTCGTGGCTTTGCACTTCCCAGAGGCATTGCTGGGGCTTGATATGTTTAGCGATACAAGCGACTTAACGTGGGTACGCTGTGAAAGTGGCGAGATTGTAGACACATAACATACGGTGAATAGAATGAGAGGTGAATTGTGATCGCTGCGTTGTTCGTTGAAAAGGATGGAGCTTATTTTGACCTGGATGGTGTTGACCCCTGGTGCGAAGAGCGTGACGCTAGATTATACAGCGGCCCGCATCCTGTTATTGCACATCCACCATGCCAGCGGTGGGGGAAGATGTGGGCTGGGCAACCGTTATGGATAAAACGCACCGGAGAAAGAAAGAAAAAAGGTGATGATAATGGATGCTTTAAGGCGGCATTGGCCGCTGTACGTAAATATGGCGGAGTATTGGAGCACCCCTGGTTAAGTCATGCGTGGCCCCATTTTGGGCTTACAAAGCCACCAAGGACAGGCGGATGGATAAAGGCCGATGATCATGGTGGCTGGACTTGCTGTGTTGAGCAGGGTCGTTATGGCCACTATGCACCGAAACCGACAATGCTCTATGCGGTAGGTTGTGAATTGCCAGAATTGGATTGGGGTGTTTATAAAGTACGTGACGAAGACTTTCCGGCCTGGGCTATGGAAAAATATGGGCGTGAGAAATGCAGGAAGGCGGGGCTATTGGCATTCAAAGGCGGAGGCAAAAACAGCTCGCCAAGGATTCACACTCCGCCAGCCTTTCGAGACCTGCTCAAGCACATAGCACACAGTTATATCTACAAGGGAGAGGATAATGAGTGAGTTACCGATTTTTAGAACGACCGACCAAGACCGCATCGAACAACTCGAAGCAATCTTGGATAAGGTGCTACGAGCTGGGTCAGCTACAGAGATAGCGTTATCTCGTGACGCTGGCCGTAAAATCTTAGCCAAGACCCGTAACGAATAATGGAGGTGGTAAATGAAAACTAAATTAGACCACCTAGTTGCCTGCGTTGGTGAAGAGTGTGGAGAAGTACAGCAGGTTGTTGGCAAAACGCTCCGCTTTGGCATTCTAGACACAAACCCTAAAACAAAGAGTACGAATTGGGTAGAGCTTAGGAAAGAAATTCACGACCTAGTGGCAGTTTACGAGATGCTGTGTGATGAATTTGATAGGGTTTCAGACCTTGATCGAACGCTGATCGCACGAAAAAAGAAGCGAGTACAGAAATATATGGAGTACGCCCGCGAACAGGGGCAGCTAGAAGCAATATAACCCCATAACCCCCGACCCTTGCAAGGTATGAATACAAGTTTATGGCGTGAAACTGAAGTGTAGGAGGTTCATGGATCTTCCCGTTCAGTGGATCGCCACCTTAATAACCTAAAGGATAAAGACAATGAGTGAAACATACGAACAACAAATGGAAGATTCAGACACTATTTTTACGGCGATCAGCTCAGGTGACTTTGATGATTTTAAGCAGGCTGAACGAATGGTTGTTATAGCTTATGTGCCAGATATGGATTTTTCGAGAGCCGGTATTAGTCACGCGCTGAAGCGGTTAGAAAAACATTATTCGCAACCCTGAGCCACCCATTAAAGGAGTGTAGTGATATGAACGGTCTATCCGGTAGCATGACAACATGCGGAGCAGGATTATTTGGGATGAGCATAATTAGCAGTGATCTGATACCCGAAAACCAGCCAAGGGTACAGTTAAGCAATAAAGTGAATGTTTCGCAGGAATTTAGGGTGAAGTGTAACGCGCAGTATTTAGATTGGTTCGGCGTAGAAAGTTTTGCCCATATTATTGGCGAGGAAATTGCTATGAATCCTAAACATGTAGCAGCACTAAAGTTGATTTCG